CTTAGTTATGCATGGATTCGCTTGGTTCCTGATAAAGAGGGAACAACACTAGCAGAGCTTCTAAATAATGTTGCTTTTGCTTTGTGTGGTGATGATAATACATGGACTGTGAGTGATGAGGCCCATCCTTTTTATAATGGTAAGTTGGTGTGTGAGGAATTTAGTTCAATTGGAATTATTACCACCTCAGATACTTACGAGCCTAGAGCTGCGGAAGATCTTGATTATTTGAGTGCACATACAGTATATTTGAAAGGATTTGCTGTGCCTCAGTATAATAGGCGGAAAATTTTAACATCATTGTTGTATAGTAATCGACAAAAACATACTCCTGCAAATGCTCTTAATAGGACATGTGGGATGTTAGTTTGTGGTTACACTGATATAGTGTTGCGAAAGTTTTTGAGAGATGTTATTAATTGGTTGTTGGAAAGGTTTGATCGAGTTTGTTTTGACGATCCAGAATGGATTGTTGCAAAGACTGGGATTTTGAGTGATCAACGGTTATTTGATCTCTGGACAGGAACATCCTTATTTCTGACAGAGCAATGTTTCCAGTCTTGCACAAAGGATACTGGAACAAAAGAACAAATGAGTTCACCGGCGAACAATGCCAATAAAAGCCAACCAAAGCGTGGGGGAGGCGAGAAAGCGACACGTATAATATTTACTGCTGAAGAGCAGGAGAAACATGTGAAGAACCTTGCGAAAGGTGTTTCTAAGGCCGATTCAAAAGGCCGAATCTTACAAGCTCGTTTGGACAAGAAGCAATCTGTCCAAGTGAAACCTGTTGTAGTACATGTTGAAAAACAGAAAGTGCAACAGGCTGGCCCTAAGAAGCCACAATTTTTACAACAGAAGTTGAAGAGTAATATCTCAAACTCTGTGGAAGGAAGAAAGAAAAAGAAAGATCGTTATGGTGGTCGAGCGCCGGAATGGTGGGAAAAGTTAATGGATACAGGTTCAGACCTGGTTGAACACTTTGCACCACTTTTGATGGGAATGGGTGATTATGATGAAGATCGGCTTGCAACAAGTCCGGAACCGGAAGCGAATTCGATTTTAGCGGGAGCTACAAATGGAAAGCACGGGGGTTCGCTTGTTCGCGAGTTGAAGAGTGGGAGAAGTGATGTGCCATGTATTCATGAGGATGGAATGGTGACAAGAATTGCGCATCGAGAGTATATTGGAGATGTTCTTTCGACGACGAGTTCTTTTGTCCCTTTGGAATTTCAGTTAAATCCTGGGATGAAAGAGACATTTCCTTGGTTGAATCAAGTGGCAGCGAATTATACACAGTACCAGTTTTTGGGTTTGGTGTTTGAGTTTGTTTCTG